TCACCATTGACATTGACACTCGCTTGCGCGTTCACACCATCTTGCGCTAAAACATTATTGATGTTCGACCAACTCCCGCTAACAATCTCAACATTTGATCCGGTAGCTTCGGCTTCGTCACTCACCGTGAAAGTGATTGCACCGTCAGCACCGCCACCTGATAGCAAACCGGAAGCCGTTGCTTTTGGGGCTCCCTGACCGATGACGTAATTGAGTAGGGTGCCCGGTACAGGCGATCCATCTTCACCGATTCTATATGTCTCGCGCGTATGTGCGCCCGCGCCGCCACCCGATCCAGCCTCCGCACCCGCGCCCATTTCATTGTTATATGCCGCACCGGACCCACCGGCTCCGGGAGCTTCGCCATCATTACCGTTGATGGTCTGCGGCGATGTGGTGACTGTGACCGATGCACCCCCCAAACCGCCGTCTGGACAGTCACCGCCTTTTCCAGACGTTAACGCTGAAGCTCCGCCCGCCGCTCCCGCCTGTCCGTTTTCATTTAACGACCCGCCAGAAGCTACACCGCCCGGCCCCGTGCCGTTGACTGTTGTAGCTGCTTGACCGGGACCGGCGGACAAACCTAATTCATCGATTTCAGTTGCCGCTGTTCCATCGGTCCCATTGACACGACCACCACTTGTCCCGGTGCATGTTGCTCCAGATGCACCCGGACCATAAAGATCGATTGTGAGTTGATGATACGAAGGGACCAACCACTCGCCTGTACCGGGTGCGCTGATTATTGATGACCCCGGCACAACTTCTGATTCAGAATCAGATGCAGATTCCGAAAGAGTTTCACTCTCAGAATCAGGCGGAAGCTCTGACCCGGAATCACCCAAGGTCACAAGCTTGTAATCAGACCGTGATCGTGACCGGCCGCGAGTCCGCATGATTGATCACCAAATGACGACAAGATCAGTGGCGGTTGTGCCGTCGCCAAGTGGCCAAATCTTGCGAACGCGCACCGGAACGAAAGAGCCATCCGGCAGATTCTTGAACAAGGTCTTCGTCCCTTCCGGATCGAACGACGCTTGAACGCAAAGATCACCGCCGGTCCCTACATAGACCGTGGCACCGTGCGGAGTTTCTGCCGGTTCCGAAGCATCCGGGTCAATTGCGCGCGATCTTGTTGCGGGAGCGGACGCGCGAAGGTCCGACGACGGACGGCTTTTTGAGGCTGGCATGGGACGACTCCTGAATCCGGATCGCTCGACATTGCATCGGTTGAAGGTTCACCTTCAACCAACGATGCGAGGAAGGATTCGAGCGTCATCTTCGGCCACCAATCGAGACGCGAAATCGGACTCAGATTGACGACTTCGATTCCGAGTTTCTTCAGCGGCTCGACGACAAGTTGAAGCTGAGTCATCTGGATGTCCCAAGTCCGGTTCCCCGGCTTATTCTTCCACTTGTGCGGGAGATGATGATGCGTGTGGCCGTCCGCCGCCCGGCACATATCGACTCCAAGCAATCCGATACGCCGGACGCCAAGATGAACCAACATATTGAGAGCGCCTTGCGTGCTTGTCCGGCTGGATACAACGGCATTCATTTGGGCAGATAAGCCCGGCCCAAGCGTTCCTTTTGCCGGATCGGTGTTGGGGACCACGCGCCGAAGTTTCAACAGCCGGGGATGCTCGCACGCCTGACAGGCGGTAACGATCCGGCCCTTGAAGGCCCAAAACTCACGCTTGCGCGCGTGTTCAACATACCAACGGTTGTCGCCGAAATAGAGGAAGTCTGCGAACGGCACGGCCTCATAGCTGGAGTTGATCGCTAGAACACGGTGGCCGCGCAACAGCCCCAAGTTTTGCGACTCGACGCTAGTCCCGCCCGCGACAAGAAAAGCCGTCTTGCCGTCCCATTCGCGGGGAACGGTCCAGTGTTTTGACATGGCACGATCTGGAAAGAGAATGAGAGCCGCGCGGGTTGCGCGGCTCTCAGGATCATCCCTTACAGGAAGGACGCGGCGGACACGGCCCGCACCAACGTCTGCGGCCGAAGACAGATCGGCAGCGGATTCTGTTGGGTGTGAAGCTCAACGAATTCGTTGTACTTCTGATCGGGCGCGGCCTTTGCATAACGCGGAAGGCCAAGCGAATTGACCGTTTCCATGAACGTGGCCGGGGCGAAGTATTCGGCGTACAGTCCCGGAACACCGGTCAGGAACAACCGCGCTTCGTTGCGGCCGATGCCAACCGTTCCTTCATCATTGGTGCCTTCGGACGTGTCGCCTTCGTCATCGGTGCCCTGATAATTTTCGAAGACGATGCCACCGAATTCAAACGCGCCGTTGGCATAGTTCGCACCCAACCGGCGAATCTGTTCGGCCGTGTCCTTGTAGACTTCCTTGACCGAAGGATGCTCGATCAGCTTGTCGAAGAACTCTTCACCGCAAAAAGCCCAAACCTTGGCAGTCGAAGGAACGACCGTCTTGGCTTTACGCTTGACGAAGCGATGAATGGCCATGCACTTGATACGAACCGAGTCATCGAATGCATCCGGAGCGGAATAGTCTTCAAGATTGAAGTCGAAACTCTCCGGCGCAGCCGCACCGAGGGAGTTTTGGATTCCGAACAGGTCGAACAGATCGGTCAACGTGCTGCCGTTGGCGTCACGAATGATGCCTTTGAGCGCGCCCAAACGATGATGTTCAAGAGTCAGATCGTGACGAAGCGACATTTTCGACAGGCGAGTCGCGACGACGGACTCGACGGATCGAAGCTGATCGGTACTGCCGAACTCACGCACGCCTGCAACTTCATCGGCGCGAATCGTATCCTCCAGCTTGATATGCGGGATGACGGTCGCGCGAATGTTGGACTTGTCCGAAGTTTCCTTCGGAGCGGGAGCGCCGCGCTGCGAAGTCTGAATCAGCGACAGAGCCTCACCCTTGCGCTCAAACGCAACGGTTGTGGTCCGCACACCTTCGGCCACGCCGGAAAATACGAGTTGACCCGCGCGGCCGGGAACGTGATCGACCTCGTTGATCGCCGCCGTGAGCGAAATCAGCGAAAAGGCGTCGTCGTTGAAGATGTCCATAAATTCCATGACAATCGCGCCTCCGGTGCGCTGCAAAATCGTTGCTTTTGACTGTCATGGTTCGGAAAGATCATAGGCGGGAGTCCCGCCTATACAACAAACGATCAGCGCAAACGGATATGACGCTGAAGAAGCGCGGCTTCAACGGCCGCATTCGATTCATCGAAGTCCGGATCGGCGGTGGCGACCTCATGAAGAACCACATTCGCGGCCTTCACTTCGGCGAGCCGGGCGACATAGACAACCGGAGCGTCGGCACCATCGGCTTTTGCGTCACCGTATGCGATGCCAACGATATCTTCATCCGATACGCCTTCGGTATCGAACGAACCGGTGGCTTCCACAAGCTTGCCGGTGCCGTTGTCTTTCAGGACTCGACCGTCCTTCACGTCCTGTCCGCTCAACAGAACGCCAACCTCACGCGAGAGCGTTCCGTTCGCCTCGCTCACAAGAAACTCGCCAGTGTGCTGGCCTTCGGTCAAAACAGTCATGATCAAACCCTCTCTTCAAAAATATGACTGTCTTTGTCCAATACCGGCGAGAAATTACGCGGCGCGTTTATTGAAGTGAGCGTAAATCTTCTGAGGATCGATGGTGCGAGCCTCTCGATTCTGATCGCCCGGATTGTTGCGCGCGTTGACTTCCTTGGACTCCTTGTCACCCTTGGCCTTCTTGCTCTTGGTGTCCTTGGCGTCCTTGGCTTCGTCCAGCGCAACGATCACTTCCGAGACCGACAATTGATCCTCGATGAATTCATCGGCCATGTCCGGCTTCCCGGCCAGCTTGCAGAGCGCGCGAATCTCCTTGCTCTCGGCAATGACTTCCTGACGGATTTCGTCTTTGGACTTCACGTCGTCCTTCGGACCTTCGAATTCGTCATCCATGGGATCGGTGATCTTCTTGACGTTCTTCATCGGAGACTCCTTCAGCTTTTTCCCGAATGACACCGGGACGTTGTGAAACTTGGAAATGTCATACTGGTTGAACATCTCGGTGGGTTCCACAATCTTTGTGGCGAACCCCAACTTCAGAGCCTTATCGGCTCCAATCCAAGTCTCCTTGTCCATCATATCGGTGACTTGTTTTCGCGGAAGCTCGGTCGCATCAACGTATGCGTCAACGATATTGGCCTGCATCTGATTCAACGCTTCGCCGAA